CATCGTTTCAGACATGTTGAGATTAGCGATTTCAATCGTTTTGTAATCTTCAAGACGGATACCAGTATCATAGCCCGCGCTACCTTCTGAATACCAATGGTAAGCGTCGTCAGTATCCCAGTAATGATTACAAGCGTTGCAGAAGATTGTACCGCGCACATAATCAAACATGCTGTATACCCCATCATGTGTGTCGCGCAGCCTGAATGCAATCTCGTCAGTATACCCCCCACGCGCATCTGCGCCGCCATGAATTGAGAGGATAACATAATCATCCGTATCATCATGGCCTACCGCGAACAGTAAGGTTTGCGAGAGTAACGACTCGCCATTATACGTATTGACAACCCCCGCCATTTCTGGACTGACAAGCGAGTCGCGCTCCATTGTATATGCTACATAATCCTCCATTAGAGTGCTGCCCCATGAGTCATCACTATCATCACGGGCGCGAAAAGCTTGGAAGTTGGTATCAAGTTCGGAGTCGTATTCCAGAACATTGATAAGCCAATGATACACATTAATTGTGTAATCAATGCCCCCTCGAAAACTAAGAGTCGACTCTGGTTCATTGTCGAATTCACGCCCCTGATTTTGTTGCCAAGCACGCCCGGATTCACCCCCGGAGTCTAGGAAATGCTTACCGGTGTTTTCTTTTAGCATTTTGGTGATGATTTCGCGTGTTTTGTCGTCAGTCATTGCCGTTCTCCTTTAACTTGTCTACCATTGCCGAAAATTCTAAGGCTTGCTTGATATTTTGCAAGCGTACAATTTCGGCGCTTGCCCGTTGTAGGTTAATTTCGATTGCATTCTGAGCGTCCAACATGAGTCCGCTTACCATTTCGGCTATTGTGTTATCAAGATAATCAGAACCGGGACGGGATTCGATGCCCCATAGCGAGTCGCTACTAATCTCAGTTGACTCGTGATACAGATCAATTGATACGCCGACATAATGCCAGTCATCGGATAACCACGACTCGACCATCTGAGCAACCATACTTGCCTCACGTTGCGCCTTGCATTCGGCAACCCCGCTAGACTCGCCCATATTATCGACTCGCCATTTTTGACTCGCTACGTTATCAGGCGAAAACCAATATGTATCAATCCCACCCGTGTGATAATTGCGCGGCTTGAGTCGGCGCTCGTATGGTGTATACTGGCGTGTTTCGTTTATATCCCCCGCCCAGTCTAACGGAGTCGACTCGTTATCATGGTATACGTGGATTCGCGCTTCAAACCCGCCTGGCAATTCTTGCGTGTGCGTCTCAATCAAGTCGGACATTAGATTCCTTTAGATATGCGGGCAAGTCTACGACTCGCTTGTCGGACTCTTTATTGGTAATTGTAGCAAGCCAATCTAGTGCGCGGCGCGCTTGTTCGACTCTTGCGTCCATACGTAACGAGTCGAGTGCGTCTAGCATGGTTTGTAGGTCTTTATCACTTATTTGTGTTATGTCCATTATTGCACAACCCCCGCGCTAACATGCGATGCCGTTTCCAACACTTCAAAATACACCATGTCATAAGCCCGTAAATTTTTACGGGTAAATTGGTGTAATGGCGTGTGGATAATAATGGTTTGCTCACTATCCCAGTATTGGCGCTTAAGTTCTCGGAGGTATCCGCGCAATTCTGCAACAGTTGCAAATTGTTCAATTGTCACGGGCATATATCCCCCGTTTAGAACATCCCACGCGCTATAACCACGAACATAGCGCCCACGCCCATTATGGACTCGCACTTCGCCACTCGGTAAAATTATCTCATCTGGCAATGGCGGAGGTGGAGTCGAACGGTTAACTAAAAACTGGCTTACCATCTTGTTTCCTTTCCGTGCTTGGATACTGACTACATAGTAGCACGAAAATACCCCACAGAGTCGCGGATTCGTATACTATGCACAAAGACATCTTTCAGTATGCCCCACATTAATTATCGACTCCGATATATGCGCGTTTACTGATATGGCGTCCGTTTTAAGCGGTGCACAGTCGTTTGTGGTGCTCAGTACCTTATTTTGCTGTACGTCGAATGTTTAGACTCGCCCCCTATTTTGGTAATATCCCGCCATACACCTCGATTTAAGCCTGTGGCTAATATCCCCGCCTATTAGCCGCACACGAGGCAGGTTTTTCCCGCGCTAAGAGATCAGATTTTTCCCGCTAATATCTTCTGTTGCCGCAGCCGCTCGCGCACGCCGAAGGGCTTTCGACAGGGCGAATCTTAAAGTGTATAGAGCCTATAGATTAACATTGGATAGGACGAATCTTAAAGTGTATATAGAATCGCTAGCGACTCTAAAAAGGGACTTGACACCATTAAGAGAGTGCATTATAGTAGAGACATGAAAGAATACAAGATTCCAGACGAACTGATAGATGCGACACTCAACGCTAGCGTGTATGAGTTTATAAGAGTAGAAACTCGACATGGCGTGGGGTTTGATTGGGAGACCCGTATTTGGATCATTCCAGAGGGTAACAGCATAGGTTTTTCAGCTATAGATGAACAGGTTATCGTGCAAGTGTTGGGCAAAATGCCTGTTGCTGATGATGGATTAGGGCAGCTTCGAGAGACGCTTGACAATCAAAGTATACCGGGTCATATTAGAATAGAATGGGCTAACCAACTAATTAATGTAACTTGGCCTATTTCGTTTGGAAGCGATAATGATAGCGATACCGATGGAGGGGCAGGCCCCTTAAAGTTTGGAACGACCGAGGGGGTTGGAGATGGGGAGGGGTTGATGCCTTCCGACCAGCAAATCTCTGAATGGATGGTACTTCCGCCGCCGAGTTTTTTGAACGGGTGAAAGGGTTAAGGCCCTCGGATGTTTGAGCCGCATGAAAAACTGATATTCAACCAGATCGCACGAGATTACTATGGTGGGGGCTACTCCTATATGAGGCCCCGCGATGCGACACTAATGAAGCTAATGAAACTGCAATTAATAATTGTGAGGGGGGCTAACACCGTTGCCATACAAGTCACCTTATCTAAAAGGGGAAAAGAAGAGTTCATTACCGGAGTCCACTCAAGAGCGTACCGGGATTTGGGTGACACTTCTGAGCCTGTTGTTCCTGACAGCGGCGATAGTATTTTTGCTGATCGTGTTAAGTGAGGTGGGGTTGAGGCCATGATAGAACCCATAAAAATAGGTGATGCGGTTATTTGGCAACAGATGTGGGACGTTACTCTACCCGATAAATTGCACTGGGCCGGAGTAGTAACACGTACTGACCGGGATTATGGTATCGAGATAAGAGTCAACAACAGTTACATCTGGGCGCACCCGCAAAACGTGTTTCACCCAGAAGCGGACACTTACCATCCACACCATGATGGGTTGGGGCGTTGGTATTGGCAGGAGGGGCTGACGCCATGAGTGACAACGAATGGGGGATAGTTCTGGTACTGAGTTGGCCCGTATTGTCAGGTTTAATGACCCGGCTTGATTGGCGGCGTAATAGAGAGTGGCAGGGCTATACTAACCTATGATTACAAACACAGATCAGAAGCGCCGGAAGCAAGATGTTTATCTGACACCGCCAGAGGTGGCTGAAGCTATTCTTGGACACATTACTGACGTTAAAAATGTCCTGCCCCACCCTGCCCGCATCTTAGACATTGGTTCAGGTGAGGGGGTGTGGGGACACGCCGCACGGTGTTTGTGGGGGTCGAATCCCCTAAATCCTTATATTGAGGGGGCGGAGCTTCGTGATATTTCCATACCGGAAGGTTATGCAGATGTGCGGTTTGGGGATTTTTTAGACGAGAAACTGGTCAAGCCGTTCAATCTGATAATGGGTAATCCTCCTTACGATATCAAGAACGAAATCGTTATGAAGGTGTTTGAAGAGGGTTGGCTGGTTCCTGGTGGACACATGGTTTTCCTGTTGCCTCTTCAATTCTTACAGGGGCGTTGGCGGTTTAAGAACATGTTCCAACCCCTGCCTCTGGCGAAAGTCATGGTAATTGTGGATCGTATATCTTTTTATAAAACAGAAAAGAGTTCAACAAATGACACAAGCTACGCCGCCTTCTACTGGCGGCTCGGACACACGGGACTCCCCCTCCTCCGTTGGCTCGACACTCGGAACAATGTCCAAGATTCAACAATTGCCAGGGGGGGATCAAGGGAATGTCTGACAAATATATTATAGTTGCGCTCATGGAATGGAGCGAGCATACTTGTGATGTCTGTCACCAGCGCGAACCTGTGTGTGTGGTCAAACGTCCTGACGGCTGGATGAGTGTCTGTCACGAGTGCCGCCATGAGGGTGAGGACTATCTGGGAGCGCGGATTTACCCGATCCAGGCGTGGTTCCAGACGGTTACACCCGCCTTTATTGTAATGCGCCGCAAGATTGAGGCCGCAACTCAGACGGGGGTTGACACGTAAATTATTATCTGTTATACTACTTGAACAAGGGAGACATTTTATGCCACATGTGCCACAACGCGAACAAGCACGCTATATTGATAACCTCGGCTATTCGATCATCTCGCATTCCGGGAAGATAGATGACGCCCCGTTACGCATCCGCCACCTCGCCCGCGAAATGCTTGAGGCGGGGTTCTACGCGGTTCACCTTGAAACTCGTGACGTGTTAGGCCCCTACAGTGGGTCAGATGCTATGGTTGTGGGTAACGTGTTCCATGCTTTACTGATCGAGCAGTTAAAAGCTGCCGGATACGCTTTGATCTACGTGCGCTCAGATGGTACTGCGGAGTGGGATGACCTCACCTTTGATGGCAAACTGCCCAGGGGCGGTCTTGTTCCGGGGTTCTATGTCATTTCTTACACCCGGAAGTCAGATAATTACGGCCCCGTGAGTGTTGCGGAAGATGTCTTGCAAGAGGCTGCGCTGGGATTGGGCTGGCTTCTGGGCTTCACTATTGATGATAAAATCCATCAACGCAATATTCAGGTTGCGGCAGGGGCTATCGCTCTTGATCTTTATGAGTTTGTAGCGTATCTTTACACCCATGCTCACGAGATGCTGGAATTTGATGGTGGTGATGAAATCGTGCGTCTTCAGGAATGGGCAGCAAACTTGGAACATGTTGTCCAGACTGTTGCGGAGACGCTTGATGAAACAATGCCAGGGTAGCTCATCAGGTAGAGCGCCTGTTTTGTAAACAGGGGGTAGCGGGTTCGAGTCCTGCTCCTGGCTTTTGAATGGTGTGCGATGAGGGTTCGAGACATGCCGCCGATGGGAACCGAAAACCCTACAATGTGGGGCTGATGCGGCTAAGAGTGCCCCCGGAACCCGGTCTCGAACCCTCATGGCGCTCTGTTTGAACCGAACCCCTCAAGGTGGAGAGCCGTCTCTGTAGCGCCACTGGACGAGGGTAGGGGATAAGCCAGAGCGTCAGCCTGTCCCCCTGTGCCCGCGCCCTGTCGAACGTTGGCAGGGCGCTGTCTTCTAAGGAGTGAACGTGTATTTAGAAACAGTGCGAGAGACGGTAGAATTCATAATCAAGGTAGATAAAGACTACCTCGAGCGGCTTGATTGGGTTGCCTCCCTTCATATTGATGCGTTTCAGGCGTATCCAGATGCGCGGCCCTATGCTGAGGCAATGTGGCGGTCGTATGCGGTGCGCCACTATATCAGAGTCTCAAGTCGGTATGAGGAACCGATCCGGGTAATGCTAGTGGCAGTTATGATGCGGCACGCTGAAAAGCAGTTTCGTTGGCGAGAGTCAGCCGTCGAGTTGTGTCGCCATCTGATCGTAACCCGTAGTCCCTGGCAGTCTGAATACAAACTGGCAAAACATTTCTTGGAACTTTTAAGAGAATGACAAAAAAAGAAGCCGCCCAACACTACCTTGATTTAGGATTCCAAATTATCCCTCTCAAGCCTTATTCAAAAGTGCCTGCTGTAGATTCAGTTCAAGAGTTCCGAGAGCGTACTCCCACGACCGAGGAGCTTGATGACTGGTTCATGGAGCGGGATTGTAACGTCGCTATCTTGACGGGAGAAAATCTGGTTGTTATCGACATTGATGACATCAATAAAATACAAAAATATCGTGAAGAGTATCCCACTACCGTTGTATCAGAGACGCCACAAGGGGGTCAACATCTTCTATATCGCCGCAACGGACGGGCGGTTCCAAACTCGGTCGGCACGCTTGAGGAGAACGTAGATACGCGGGGGCATGGGGGCTATATTGTTGCCGCCCCATCTATCGTAAACTATTATGATCCAGAAGATGGTACGTTCTCCATGCAGGGTGTGTATAGCTGGCTTCTGGACGACTTTGAAAACATGCCTCCATTTCCTGACGCCCTCATTACTCAGCTAGCTCGTAAAGTAGACAGCATCGAGGTCACACCCAACGCTGATGACGCAGCGAAGATATGGGCTAACGTGCTACAGTCGGGGTTCGATCCTGGTCGCCACAACGTGCAGACTAAAGATGTGGCCCGCTATCTCTACCGTATGATGCAGACCCCGGAGAACCAGCAGCGGTTTATCGTTCAAACTATGCTGGAGCTTGACCAACGAGACCGCACGCCTCAAGGGTCAAAACAAACCATCGCTACTACTATGTCAGGACTACGCTATGAACGGGAACGGCTTTCCACCCAATCCACAAAAGGTTTTGTTCTTCACCGTCATGCTGCTCTTATGGCTGAGTATTATGACTACAATGTGGATTGGTGGTTGGAACAGTGGCTTCCTCGGAACTCTTTAATTTTGGTCTCAGCCCCACCCGAAGCATATAAGACCTGGATTATATTGGATATGGCCGTGACGATGGCGTTCGGCAGCAAGCTTCTCAAGACTCCGTTCTTGGGGCAGATTGAGGGGCCAGCCGATCCCGTTCCAGTAATACTTGTGCAACAGGAGGATTTTGTTGGCCTCTTAATGCAGCGACTTAGAACAATTGAGGCAGCGAAAATTGACTGGTCAAAATTCATTTATGAGCCTATTAGTGAAGGATTCGCTCGTCTTCGTAATCCTTATAACGCCCCGATCTACATACATACCGATATGGAATTACGTTTTGAAGATGAGTCGTCAGTCGCCCGTTTGGAAGAGCGCGTATCAGAAGTGGGAGCCGGACTGGTCATCCTCGACCCGCTATACTCTGCCTCCAAAGCGGACGATTTCTTTGCTGGAACAGCGCGGGAACTACAGATGCCCAAACGTATCCGCAACAAGCACCGCTCCGACCTTAACACCAGCTTTGTAATGACCCACCACAACCGCAAATCAGGGGGTGTAGGCCGTGAACAAATCTACGGGTCTACCTTACTTAACGCGGCAATTGAGGGGGCAGTGGTCTTATCATGGCAAGATGGCGAACTCCACATTGACAAGGGCGGTAAATTCTACAGTCAACGGGAAACGTTCTCAATCGAATTTGACATTAATACCGAGGTTGGTGATGAGGCGTACCTCGTCACCATGCAGCCGCTCGTGGCGGTTAGTGCTCACCAAGAAATACTTGATCTTATCGAGTCCATGCAGCCTGTATCTGGGGCCGCCCTCGCCCGCGAACTTGGGGTTGACCGCTCGACGGCGGGACGCCGCCTAGCTAAATTGGTTGAAGGGAAAGAGGTTGCGAAAAATGATAAAGGGTGGTATTATATACTTGGACTGGACAATGCTTTCTAAGGGAGCGAATCAAATGAGCGAAAATATTGTAGTGGAGATATGCGGGTACGACGATCAAATTCGACTTGAAGTGAATAAATTTAGGAAAGATATAGAGGGGCGTGTCGTTGCTACACTTCGCATAGAGCCTGATGATCCTTGCGGGAATGCCGCAGTAGTCCACATGTACAGAGACGAGCTTCGGGTTTTTGGGCAACAGCTTTTGGATGCGGCTAACGCTCCTGTGGAGGAGCCACCCTTTGAGCGCATTGTGCGTATAGCAGCCTACGGTTCAATCGTGTTGACACAGGATGAAGAGGGTGTTCAGTTTGTTTGGGGCGATACGAGGGCGTTAATGTGGCGCAAAGAAATAAGGGCGCTACATGAGGCACTGGGCGACATGCTGGTCGCCACTAATAAGTGGTTCAAAGAACGTTAGGAGTCTGTATGAATGAAAATAACATCCCGGTTAGTGTATCACGGGTAACGACACATTCAATCTGTCCGCGCCGCTTCTACTACAAATATGAAAGAGGCTTGGAGCAGGCAGTCGTGGGGGTTTCACCGCGAGTGTTGGGGTTGGTCGTGCATGAGGTGTTAGCTTTCGCTCTGAAGCAATATCACTTAGGCGGCAACCAGTTTCTTGCGCGTCCGGCACTGCTGACAATTGTTACGCAGGCGGCGTATCTTTGGGACAAAGAAAATCGCCCTGATTTGTATGCTCAGTTCGTAGATGACGAGGGAGTCGTCGTTCGTCAACTTGATCTTGAACGCTACAATGAATGGCATGAAATGTTGGAGAAAGCGCGGGACATCTCTCTGCGCACTCTTATCGAGCTTGATATTCCCCGCACCTATATCGTCGCTAGCGATGCTGAGGGTAAGCCCCTGGTCGAATACGAGCTTGAACATCAGTGGCAGGTTGAAAGCAACAGCTTTGTCGGCGCGACCATGCCGTACCTGTTCCGGGGCCGTCTTGATGTGGTACTTGAGTCAGTAGATTTCGGCTACAGGGTGTTGGTTGATTTCAAGACCAAAGGAGGCAGTTACCGCACCGAGGAAGGTGAGGCTCTGGCCGCGCAGATCGGCTTGTATCAGCATGTCTTGTGGCTTGCGCATGGCATCCACACTCCCATCGGCTTGCTCTTCCAAATCAAGGCTCGCTCCCCGGAGACCCCCACACTAAACAAGAACGGTACGATGTCTCGGCGCAAGTTAGTGAGCACCTGGGAAGTTTACGAGGACGCTCTACTCAAAGCGGGGTTAGACCCCAACGAGTATGAAGAAGAGATGCGTCCGAAGCTTGCTGCGGTAGAGTGGTTCCGCAAAACTGAGGTCGTCCGTACTGGAACAATCACACAGCGGGTGTGGAACAACTTTCAGGAACAGGTGTACCACATGAACAGAGACACTACGTACCCACGTGTGCTCTCCCCAACCACCTGCCAGGGCTGTGCCTTCAACACCCTCTGCAATGCGTGGCTTTACGGCCACGATGAAGACGCAATCATTGAAGAACAATATGAGCAGTGTCCTGCAGAGGGCGCATTGTTTTCTACCGGGCCTCTAGCTAACCCGCTGTACCTTGTTCATCATAAAGAGGAGTAAGCATGGCACTTGAAGTAGAGATGGTGACGCCACAGACTGACCCGTTTACGTTGCTGTTGTACGGCAGAACGGGCGGAGGTAAGACCACCATCGCCGCGTCCGCACAGCAGCACGAAGCGTTGGCGGACGTGTTGTTTGTGAATGTTGATAGAGGCATGTCCTCAGTCAGCCACATCCCCGGTCTCCGGGCAGTGACAATTGGCAGTGAGGAGGATATTCAGACGCTCACTCACATGTTTGTTGGAGAACGCCATGAAGATGTGCGCTCGATCAACACTGTTGTGATTGATAGCTTGTCGGCACTCCGCGACGAGACTTTGATCGACATCACACAAAAAGCGATGGAGCAAGGCCGTCGTCAAGATCGGTTTGATGTGCAACAAAAAGATTGGGGTCGCATGACACGTCTGCTGGCGTCGTTTGTGACCGCTATCCGTAATCTGGGGTTGAACCTCATTGTTACAGCAGGCGCACGCGAAGATTTGAGTGAGGGTTATTCGGTATTGGTTCCCGACCTCAATCCTGGACTGCGTAGCACCGTCAGCTACGCGGTATCGAATATCTGGTACGCTGCCGACCGTGACGGGTCGTATCGTGTGCTTACCCTTAGCCGCAAGGGTTTCCAGATCAAGACGCGCAATGCCCGGTTCAAGGAAGCTCTTGTTCAGTTCACGCGCCTCCACGCCCCCGAAGGTAAAGAGGATGAGGCCGAGGGTTGGTTCCTAGCAAACACTGGTTCCAAGCACCCGACACTTGAAGTCCTTTTCAACCTCTATCTCAATTCACAGGAGAATGAATAATGGGTCTCAAACTACCAGATTTTTCTGCCCAGCTTGAAGAAGCGGAGGCCAGAGCAGCGGCTCCGTCATTAGCCCCAGGAAATTATCTGGCGTCAGTGACGAAAGTCTACGAACATCGCAGCGACGAAGCGAAGAAAGGCAATCCCTTTCCCGCTATCGGCCTGTACATCGAACTTCTGGTGTGCCGCGATGCGGCAGCCGTGCAGAACGGTTGGAACCGCGAAGCAGGCAGTGTCGAACTCAAGAAATATTCTTGGATCGGCTACTACAATCCCGCCGAACCGGGGACGATCCTGCCGCCTCATCAGCGTGACGACCAGGGCCGCCCCCTTATTGCAGGCATCTACCGCGATCTCGCCGCTTGGGTGGGAGAGCGAAGAGTTAGACTACGCCAGCCTTCGCGGGCGGTTAGTCCTCGTCACCGTCACCACGCGACCGGGTACGGGCCAGTATGAAGGTAACGAATATCCAGAAGTAAAATACTTCCGTCCGTATCTCACTGATCCCAACGACCCCGCCAGTATCGCGCCGCAGTTGGCCGACGTGTCGAGTGAACAGTTTGGTGCGGACAAAGGCCCGGCATTCTGATGCCTCTTTGGGATGTTACCGTCGTTTTCACGCATGATCTTTGTCTCGTTGTTGAAGCAGAAAACGCGAACGAAGCAGCGGCCCGGGTTGGATACGATGTCCTGTCTCTGCCGTTCAACGGCGTGCTCCGGGACATTGACTCTATACTTGTGGATCGTCACCGTGATGATGAGGACAATGATGCTACAAACTGAACGGCATCTCACTGCCGATGTCCGGCGACCTATCGCAATCCTGGGGGCATTAGGCCCCCAGGATGTTGTTGTGTTTGATGTTGAAACGAATGGGCTATATGCATACAACGGCGACTACCTTGTGGGTATGGCGCTTTATTTTCCATCTCTTAATGAGAGTTATTATCTGCCTATTGCCCACGAGGATGACAGGTATAACTCGCCGCATTTTCTATACTATAACGACATGCTTCACGCGCTCAGAAAGTGTCGTGCCGTCAAAATCGGCTACAATACTAAATTCGATATGCATATGGTATCTACGGCTCTAGATAACTGGGACTGGGAGGCGGGGCTAGAGGATGTCGAACTTGCTGCCCACGCTATTAACCCTAACGAGTGGCTGTCCAATGGCCGCAAGCGGTCGGGGGCTTATCGCCTCAAGCGCCTCGCCGCTAAATACCTGGGGGACTGGGCTACTGAGGGCGAGAGCGAATTAAAACAGGCCGCAGCCGAGGCGGGAGTCGATGGTAAAAAAGAACTCTGGAAAGTCGATGTCGAAATCGTCGCAAAATATGCAATGCTGGATGTGGAGATTACCTGGGCCTTGCGGGAGTTTTATCGCCCGGCTCTCATACGATGGGGACTCTGGGATTACTACCTACAACGTTGTACTCACATCGCGGGGGTTTTCCGCATGGAGAGCAACGGAGTCTACGTTGACCGAGACTTGATCCACGAACACATGGAGTTACTGGGGCCAATGGCAACAGAGCTACAGGGGTGGTTCAACGATTTTGTGGGCGGTCTGGGCTATACTGATGAAATCAACGTGAACAGCCCCGTCCAACTCAAAAAAATGTTCTCGGTATTGGGACACCCCTTAACATCCACCAACAAGTTCAACATGGAAGTGCTGGCCGCGCAGGGTGTCTACGCCGCCGAGCGTGTTCTTGAGTGGCGTACAGTAGCGAAGGCTACCAGCACTTACTACGAACCCTATCTAAAGTGGGCTGACGAAGAGGGGATCATCCACCCCACATTCAGAATGCCAGGAACTAAAACCGGACGGTTCTCTTCAATGAATCCAAATTTGCAACAAGTTCCAAAAAAGAAGGGTTACGTCGTCAAACAAGTATTCCAACCACGCGAAGGCTTCACTTGGGTACAGCTTGATTATGACCGCCTCGAACTGGCCCTGGCGACCACGTTCTCACGGGCTGAGACGATGCGTAAGAACTTACTGGGGGCGGACGCGCATCAATTCACCGCTGACTATCTTACAAAAGAACTAGGGCGGGAAGTTGACAGGGATACCGGGAAACAAGCGAACTTTGCCATGCTATACGGCATGGGTAGACGAAGAGGAGCGCGTGAATTCAAAACAGGACTTGAAGACGCTAAGACAATTATTGATGCCTGGAACGACCTCTACCCCGCCTTTCGTGCGGCACGAATTAACGCATCTAATATTGCGTCGTCTCTTAGAGATGAGACAGGAGACTCAGATGGCAGGTGGCAGTACATCCGCCAACCCGTATCTAACCGGGTCATGATGTACCACGAGTTTGGATACTTCGGAGAGCCTGCTCCGTACAAAGACGCATGGAGTTACATTATCCAGGGTCTCGGCGCATGGATCACTGAGGTCTCCCAGGCACGAGTCATCAATGCGTTTGGAGATGATGCGATACTCAAGCCCACGCTCAACGTGCATGACGCAGTGATCTGTGAGATACGTACCGACATGCTGGACGAGGTGCTGCCGGAAGTTATCAACCTTATGGAAGACTGGCCTGATTTCCTGCCAGAGAATAACGAGCACGCTATTCCTATGACGGTCGAAGCCGAGGTTAGTGAGACTAGCTGGGCGGAACTCCGTAAATGGAAATAACACTGTCACAATTGAATCTATACGAGCCATTGTTCGCATACTGCGAGAGCGGCGACGTATTAGCATATTAAGGATGCGAGAGATGACCAAAGAAGCCGATGTTCAATTAGAAATTCAACGCTGGGTTGTACAGAACGGCGGTTACGTAATCAAGACACACGGCAGCCAATTCTCAGGCGCGGGCGTGCCTGATCTTATTGGGTTCGTGCCTGTTCGCACGGCGGCGCGGCCTGAGGGGAGTCAATCCTGGGGTGTGATACCGTTCGCTGTAGAAGTCAAGACAGAGCAGACGGTTACAGCCGTTACACCTATCCAAGAACATGTCATTCAGAGCGTGTTACGTGCGGGCGCGGCTTCGGGCGTTGCGACAGGCGTCATCTCATTTCAACGTCTATTGGCGGCGTGGATACATAAACGAGTGGTGTGGGGTTTAGATTCTTTGCCGGACAATGCCGCCAGTATGGAGTCAGTTATGGCAACCATCGGAATTACAGTTAGTTCAGTAGGGGATGCTGATGATAACAACAAAACTGTGGAGTCACCAGACAGCGATGGCGGAGTGGATGAAGACCCACCCGAATTGTCTGATAGCGGCGGAGATGCGGACGGGTAAGACTCTTGCCGCGTTACAACATGTTTGGAACCACGCACGAGAGGGTATAACCCTTGTTATTTGTCCTAAGCGTGTCATGAATGTTTGGGCTTCAGAAATAGAGCGCCACACAGACGGGACATGGAATGTTTTGAAACTCGACACCGGGAACGCGGTTAAAAAACTGACCCAGCTTGACGATTTCGTAAGACGTTGGATAGACGATGCTGGAAGCCCTGCCTGGGGAGCGCCCTGGATTGTCATCGTCAACTATGAGAGTTTCATACGTGACCAGCTTAAGGGGGGCTTCTACGAGCATGGGGGGGTTTTTAGCGGCGTCATTCTGGATGAATCGCACCGTATTAAGTCCGCAGGCTCCAAAATTAGCCGAGGACTCTTCGCGTGGCGTAAGGCACAGTCCTTCAAGCTCCGCCGTATCTGCCTAACTGGAACCCCCATGCCTAACGGCCCGCTCGATATGTACGGACAAGCCCGGTTCATAGATGAGTCCCTGTTCGATATTCAAACACAGGGGGCCGGCGTTGTCGTCGGTACAAACCTGCTCGAAATTGATTTGAAACCTGAAACCTATAGACTACGACTTGGTACAAACTACGCTAAATTTGAAGGGTATTTTGCTCATCTTATCCCTCAACGCAACTACAACCTAGTGATAGGTTATCGCAATCAAGATCATTTTCATAACGTATTACAAAAGTTCATGTATGTTGTGGAGGCTGGTGACGTACTAGCCCTGCCAGAGATTGTGGATAACTATATTCACATTGACCTGCCCAAGCGTCTACGTAAAGGTTATGACGAACTTAAGAAGACGATGGTGGCCGAGATTGATGAAGGAACACTGGTCGCTGACCATGTGCTGACGCGGGTGCTCCGCTTGCAGGCATTGACGGGGGGCATCGCACACGAACGAGCGTTCGCTCCAGTTATTCTGCCCGACCACAAGCAGGCTGTCAGGCTCTCTGATTATAAGCTTCAAGCACTACTGGGCATTGCTGAAGAACTTGATGACCGTCCTTTTATTGTGTTCGCCCGTTTCACCGAAGAGATTACCTGGATACGGGAGACATTGACGAACGCCGCATTTACGAACGGGGAGTTAAGCGGCAGACGAGATGATCTTGAAGCGTGGCAAGAGGAAGAGACTCAGGTACTTGTAGTGCAGATTGACAGCGGGGCCGAGGGTATTGATCTAAGTCGAGCTAACCATGCGATCTATTATTCCATCTCATACCGTAGCGATAAGTTTGCGCAGTCGATGGCGCGAATACGCGGGCCGAGGAGTACCGAGGGGCGTGTGTTCTATGACCATTTGGTAGCAAGAGATACGATTGACAGGGCTGTCTACGACGCCATGCGCGCCAAAAGCGACATGTCAGAGGCGGTGCTTAATTACCTCAAGAATAAGGGGAATACCCCTCTCGGCGGGGTATAGGGGGGTAAAGGTGGGCCATTACAGGGCAACCCTTCCTGTAACTGACCCACTAAGTGTCCAGTGGGGGAGGGGGGTCATCTAAAACGTTGGCCCAGTGATTAAGCATTTTGTAGCTCCGCTCTAGTTGAGTCGCGATTTCCGCAATCCTCCCAGCGATTTCTTTATATAACAGAGCTTGGGATAAGCTTGGGTTAACGTTTGGGTTATCTCTGATTATCATAATGTAATCCATGTGGACATAGCCCCATAATTCATCAATTAAGAAGCTTCCATAGTCACCAGACATCTTCCCAGGATCAAAGGCGCGGATACCTCCGGGTATTACAGACCCCACAATCTCACCTTGCAATGTCGGCTGTAGCCGCACCCGCACGCTGTAGTTGCCTCGTGGTATCAGGGTGACGTTGGGTTCCAGCGTGTCTTCCGGCACAGCCAAGACAGGCAGGCGCTCGAAACTTCTTAGCGGGCGATAATTTGTCATAGAGTTAAACAATTGATCGTCTCCTAGTATGTCTTGCTGACGTTGATTGTGCGCGCCCCCGGCAATAAAAATGTGTGCTGAATGGACACCCGCAGGGTCGTAAATATTGTCCCAGGCAAGCTGTAATCTGTGGGCGAACTCCGTCCCGGACAAGCCGGACACCCTGTACCCCGATGCAGAATCTTGTTGGCCGTAGTCCAACGGGTGGTGAGTATTTTCCGAGATTTCACCGATGATGGTAGGCACTTCACCTAGTACGTCCCAGGCAGCTTGGAAGCGCCCGATGTAAGCACGTTGATCTAGGATGTCGTGGTCAAACCACGCATACTCGTTGACCATCCAGTAATGGTCGCCTTGTCGCAACAACTCAAACAGCGGCAGCAATTTTTCAAGTTCTGCTGGTCTGTGGTCGGGATGCCCAACAGGGAAACGACACGCCATGCCACTTACTCCGGCGTCGTTGAGGCGTTTGATAATTTCAACTTCATTAATTGCAACAGCTTCTAAACTATCACCGTACCCATGTGGTTCGTTGCCGAGAATGGCATGAACCTTAAGGCGGCGTAGTTCTGGTAGAAGAGGTTCCCATTTATCGTACCACTCAGCGGGGCTGAGTCGAACTGTAATTTGGTTGTCCGCCCCTGGCCCAGCCATGTTGCGAAATCCGATAACTGCATGGGGTAGAGCAGCACGCCAGTGTCGGGCGGCATCCAGGGAGTTAACACTGAGACTAATTGGATTCCATGCTTGGATTGCAGAAGTCCAGCGACCTCGGTTTGCAGTCGGGCCATCGACCCAGTTGAAGCCAAAAGGATTAAAGTCACGCTGCTCCATAAAGTCTGCTCCATTGTGTGTATCTCTCATCGGGAACCCAAAGCTCGGCCCACCCGTTTACGACTGTGACGAATCCCTCATCATGAACAGGCCCCGTACTTGTTTTCAAGCCCATGTACGGGGTGCGTTTCTGATTATGCAACCCACCACTGTCAATGATGAGGTAGCGGCCATACTTGTCGTACCCTTTGGCACTGTTGTGCTGATGAGTGACGATCATGTTCTTCTGATATTTCCAAGCCAGGGACTCGCCTATCTTCAAGCTTATGGCGCTAGAATTGCGCTGATGTACGACCATGTACTCATGGCCGCCTGAGTCGATGGTAATCTGGTCATAAGGTGTGAACATAAAAACGTCCACCAATTCGGGGTCTGGTGGACGAATGAGGTCAGTGAACAGATCGAATGTAAGCTCACCGTCAAGGTGCTTAAGCAACCGCTCTTCATGGTTCCCAGGCATAACCCAGATGCGAGTGAAGTGCTGGGCGTAGTATGCCAGTAGCTCCCTAGCCGCGTCGATTTCCTGGGCCAACGGAACGCTGCGCACCTTGCGCTTGAACGTGCTCTGGCTATCCATATCGAGCAGATCGCCTGCGATAACCATCGTTGTGATGTCGTAGTATCCGGCAACATCCACGACACGCTGCGCTAGATCGTAGTTGGTGAAAGGCAGGTGAACATCATTAATAATAATGACGCTCCCCTCAATCGTCACCTGCCCGTCAAAGACGGGAATGCCGCCATTATCGCGTTCGCGTCCGAAGCTGTAGGTCAGCGGATCGAACGAGGGCGGACGAAGCCGCCCATTTCTGATGTCCCTACTGACGCCAATAATAGTATTCCTAGAGACAGGAATACCCAACCGCTCGGTCTCCCGCTCCGCGATAGCCCGGATGCTGTCGTTACGCAGTAACGCAGTGATGATGTACCCCAGGTCAAGGATGTGTCTGAGAGAGGGGGCCACTTGTTTTACCCCACCTCACGTTCTGAGGAGTGGTAGGTTTCAGGGTTGCTGAACAGTATTGATTCAATCGCAGCCTCTAACAAATCGAGGCTCACGCTGCGGTAGCCTTGCGCTTGTAAGAAAGCTTCCGCCGTGTCCATAGCAACATGAAATTTGGTGTGCCCGTACTCACCGAGGCGTCCTTGCAAGTCTAGTACCTCAGCAAAATCGGCCCCCAATTCGGCGGCCTCGTAAAGCGCACTACGATAGTTTTCAGGCAGCCCTCGTTGGAAATTCGCCCACAAACGTAACGCTAGTGTGCCAAAAACGCTGATGAGGACGGGAACCACAATGACCAGGGTCTCCGCAAGAAAGTCGAGAAGGGATTGCATGACTGTTTCGAGTCCGAGCATGGGTATCTCCTAGCTAATATGTATTTTAATAGTATAGCAGGTTTTTAGGTCTTGTCAAGGGTTAGCCAATAAGTTTGTTCACAATGATCTGCTGAGTTTCGCGTATAGTCTTCAACACGCCTTCAATACCTGCGGTGCGCTCAGACAAGTCACCCATGTGCTCTTCGATCTTCAATAGCCGGGCTTCCTGGCTGGTACGTTTATCGGCTTTTCCAGAGCCTCCGCGTGTTTTGAACACGACTCCGACTGCTGATGCTACCGCGACAAGTCCCACAACTATCTCCTCAAGTTTATCTTCGATCATCCTTCTTGTACCTTCCAACACAACGCCTGCAAATCGTCTACGCTATTGTTTTCTATGTCCAGCTATTTGGGTGTGTAACTTCTCCGGTCTCCCTGTCAAGAACGCCTGCTTTGTGCCATTGTACCGCCAGGATTTTTTTGATGTCGCCCAATGTGAGGTCGGTTGCCAACGTGCCTTCCAGTAACACTACGTCCGCAAAAATGGTATCGAAACGGGTTTGCGCTGTGGTCTTATTTAATGGGTCGTGGATGTTAATCGTTGTGGTTGCTAAATCGAGTTCACTTTGCGGCGGGTTATCCGCAACGAAATTAACACGCACGAGCGCGTCACGATTGCTCCAACTCAAACCTGTGATTTTATTGGGGAGCGCACTGCGTAACTCAATATCCAATCTGTCTTGATTTATGCTCGAGTTATTTACAACGTGTTCAAATGACACAATAAGCTCCCCGCGCTAAGGCGATATTACGTAGAAAATACCAACATTTTTCTTGTTTGTGGAGAACGAAGATGAAAAAGTGGCCGTAGCTGACGAGATTACACGCCAAACCACTTTTACTTCAACACTAACCCCCGGCGTCAACCCCGTAATAAGCCATGAGTTATTTATACGCTCTTCAGGAGAGGTTTGGACTCTTAAAGAACCAAAGCTTGCGTCACCTAAAGGAACGCCATCAATTTGAAGATCGAGAACCACTTGTGAGGCTGTTGTAGTTAAAAATCCCTGCAAATGCGCGATCAGAATTGTTCCAAGCGGCGCTATATTTACTTCAGTATCGGTCGCGTGCAGCGGTACAAAGGAGGTGCTGGTTGTGGTGTACAGGCTATTAGAAGCGTTGCCATAATCAGCTAGCCCTGCGGCAAATCCCTGCGGCGGCGAAGCAAGGGCTTCCGTATTATCACGAACATACGTATTTAGGTCTGCCGCAGGTAGAACCGTGTCAACAGCCCATGTTTTAGGCGCTGTCCAAGTAGCTGCCATATCAGTATCCTAACCTGTCATCACTATCCAATTTTGAGTTGTCTAAAAGAAAAGCGTTGAAGCGGCCTATGTGTATAGCGGTGTAAGCCATTGTGAAGTCACCTTGTACCCATGTGCCATCTCGCCCCATAATTAGGTGGCGGACGGCGTTTGTACCTGTGCGTGTATCTGTCAAGTCTACCGTCGTCCCGATGGATAAATTCAACATGCGGGCATAGTACGCTGCATCACGATCATGTAGAGCAAGAGTCTTAAATTCACCAAACGGTTCTTTATATCGAGCGATAAAAAACTGGGCCAGACCTACGGCCTCCGGCTGGGTGTTCAACAGCTTAAACGTCTTAGTTAATCGCTGCAACCTAAATTTATCAACGCTTTCTTGATCGCGCTCTTCTATAATTTGCCCCCCAAAACTACGCACCGCTGTACCTTTTAGGATAATACGATAGGGCCTTGTTTCCGAGCCGTCATTTGTAATCGTCAGTTCTGCTTCATCGTTTGTTAATACCGTCACCAATGTCGTGCTGGCGACATAATTGGCGGCGGTATCAAAATCCACAATGAGGTGTGTACCATCAAGTGCGGACATGTTGATGCTGGTACTCTCTTCGTATTCAAAGCTCGCATTTATTACAACGGTTTCGCCCGCATCGATCAGAATAGCTTGGCGATTCTCCCACGCTGTAAAATCCGCCTCTTCGGTTTTCGGGTAAAAGGTGAATTTAGCCTCGTTAAATATTTGCTGGCCGTATTCATAACCCGCATCATGGAAATCAGTTCCCGCATTGAGTGAGAAATCAGCGGAACCGCCCTGTTTTAATAGAACATACCAACGATTACGAAACTCAAGTTGTCCGGTCTCAGTGAGCCATAGAATACCCTGTTCAGTGTCGATGATTTCAGCCAGAGCATCATACATACTGTCATCACTATTCCAGTCATCTCCCACAATCGGATACGTATCTCGGCCTGTTTCAATAATCCCATATTTATTCCCTAGAAATCCTGTGGGGTCGTTAGCAGAGACCCATGCACTATCATCAATGATCTGTTGCGTTGCTGCGCCGCTGTCTACATCTTTTTGAATGGCGGATTTGAATTGGGCCTCTTTAAGTAGGAAAATGCCCTGCTCACACTTTAACGTGCATTTTTCTGACCGATTCCGCCCCGTCGCAGGAGAGAATTTGGATGTCCAGCCTGTCCACATTAGTGTGAACGTGCCTACCGTGCTGTCTGCTACCTCGATAGTAAGCATACGTCGAGACAACAGAAAACCAAAGAGCGGGGATGTGGTTTTCTCAGGAGAATATTTTTGGTCTAGGTTGTCTAAATTGACCGTAGCGGCCCCTTCAGCAGCGATAAGGAGATCACGATCAGGGATGCCCATGTCCCATTTTGCATTACGGATGTCCGCACTCACGTTATCGTGCCCGTTAGTGGCGTCTCCCGCGTTAAAACCTGCTGGGCCTGCGGCGCTGTCTTGAGTCATCATCCATCCAGTGATGTCATAGTCTACATCAGTGGCGCTACTATCCTTACGATGGATGAAATATACAAAAGTGTCGCCCACCCCTGTCGTAAATAAAAACTCGATGCGTTGATAGCTGGTTGTCAGGACGTGCGTACCGGACGTACCAATGACCGCGTCGCCCTGGTCACGCACTTCAACCTCAAAATCAACCCCGGCATGCCCTGTATTACCTTTGACCCAAAAAACGAGCGCGTAGTCTGTTTCTGCACTGACGGCAATCTCGTCAATCGAGCCACCATCTTTACCGAAACTCATGCCTGCGGATAGTCCGGTACTGGTCACGACATTTGTATGTTGCAGGCCGTAGAGCGTGCGCCCCTTAACAACTGTAAGAGTTGAAGTATCGACTGCCGCACGAGCTATGCTCGTCCACGTCGTGGGAGTAGGGATGAGGTTTAAGTCATCAATAACCAGCGCCTCATAACAAACGAGTCCGTCATCGTCCCAGTCAATGCCTACACGAATGTCAGTACGAAAATCAACCATTATCGCCCCGCTCGTTGCAGGTCGATACCCAATTTCCGAAGCTCAAACAGGATAGTCTCCATGTCATGAGCCTCTTCGATGAGGAGTGTATCGATATAGGTTGAACTTCCAGCACTCCCGTTTCCAGCAGTGGCCGTAGGTATGATATGTCCGGGCGTGCCTGGGGAGAAGAGTTCAGGCCCCTGTTCCCCCACTATATAATATTCATTAGCGCGGACAGGGCCGCCAGCGGCGCGTGTGCCACCAAAATCAGTGTTTCCCGGAACCAGTCCCCCGGCTTCTAGAGCGTGCAGACGCAGTATAGAACCAATCAACGCTCGGATAGCAAAATCAGCGTCGTTTGCTGCGCGTTTAATGATTAAGAAACTATGATTTAAGGCGGCAGCAAACCCCCCTACCGAGGCGCTAATTATTGGCCCCATTGTTGCAGACACCGCCACCATGTTCCCATAGGTTGTCGAATAATGCTGGAAGAAGTCTGTAAGCGCCACATACGCTACACCAGAAGGCGCAGCAAACGCATCTACCATCGCATCACGAATGGGAGCAACTAGTGTTTCAGAAATTTGTTCTGGGGAGCCTTCCCCCGCCGCCACTGCCTCAGCAAAAGCGGCTTCCATCGGCGTAATTGTCGCGACGGCCAATTCTTTGGCTATTGTTTTACCCGCAAGGTCTGTAGGAATAGATTCGGCAAACGCGGTAAGCAAGTGTCCGGTATCGGAAGCTGCAATAGCTATTCCCAGATCAGAGACCATATCTGTGGCAGCGACAGCCATTTCATTTGACATATCAAATTCACCAGCCGCGATTGAGGCCGCTAAATCTTGTCGAAGCGCGAGTCCGAAATCAGCCCCTGCCCCTTCTGGAACCGTAAGCCACATTTCGTCTTCATCCAAGCCGACTGTAATTAGACTTGCATCGAAGCCAACCATGTTGGCAGCATTATCCATAATGCTTTGGATACGTTGAGCAATAGCTTCAGGCGCAGCCGCCCCCCCTTCACGGTCTGCGCGGAGGCTGCGGGCGAACTCATCGTCAATTAAGCCACCAATAGCAGCAATACCTGTTAATAGACTGTCCTCAAGTCCAGCCCGCCACTCATCAATTTGCTGATCGCCGGGTACAAATACATCAAGGACGGCTTGCCCAACCCAATCTCGCTGAGACTGACTCATATGTTTATAAATAATGATACCAGCAACCACCCCAGCAAGGGCGGCTCCGATTGTGGTAGTTAGAAAAGCAAAACCTGTTCCTCTTATGTACATAGCAATAGACGTACCTATCTTCATTACAAAGGGCGCGGCTACTTTGGTTGTAAAGGCTATAGTCATGCTGCCCGCCAACATAGCGGCGCGAACAGCGCCCACGAAAACAGGGCCGATGCCGCCTATAATCGGAAGGATATAGCTAAGAGTCGCAGCGGTCGCTATGCTTCCTGCAATCGCAGCGATGACTGTCTCACCAATACTCAGATCAGCGTCCCCAATTGCTCCAGTAAAGCCTTCAAAAAATGGTTGTATAGCGGAGTCCACGACGGCATTCGCTTCGTTTTCAGCGTCTCCTCCCATGATACTGTTAAATAGGCTACCGATGCCCCCAGCAATTGCGGCGGCAACTTCGCCCATCACAGTACCAAAGGCACGAGAAAGCGTGGGAACCCCCACCTCGATCAGCCAATTCCCTAGATTCGTAAATAGTATCTTGCCTGATGTTTTGAATGCCGTCCACGAGGCTGCAAGTTGGGGGGAAATCTTCTCGATCAATTCTGTACGTAAGAACTGTCCAATACGTGGAGCAACCGCGTCAATGGCCGCGAGAAAATTCCCTTCAAATAGCTCTTCGATCCCCGTTTGTATTTCAGTGCCTTCACCGCCTTCTACAGTGAACCATCCTGCAATAGTGGTCATCAATTGTGAACCAATATTAAGAGCAGTCGGAAGACCCGTATCTAATACCCAGTCACGTATTTTGGTCATGAGGTCATAAATAGCGGGCTTAACAATACCCCATGCCTGTGTGAACGCCTGCCCCACACGCTCTCCAACAGTCATGCGTCCTTCTTCAGCCCAACGCTCCAGATTTACGTTGTCTATCCAACGGTCGAACTTCCATTGATCCATGCGTGTGCGCCCTTCAATGGGCACAGGCAGGCTGAGGACGGAACCCGCTTGAATAAGCCGGGCGTCTGAAACTCCTAAGCTATCAAGAGAACGCGCTAGAAAATCCTCATAAGTAAAAAGACGCTGTAAATCTTTAGTGAAATCACTGCGGTAATATAAATTCCACAAATATACCCCGGCTTCAATGGGTATCTCAATTGTCCCAAACCCCTCAGCCGGAGTCATGATCTCCCCGATTACGTCTGTGAAGTCAGGAATTTCTGCGGGGTCAAACACATCAGCAAAAAACCCAAGAACGGCAGTTTTAATCGTATCGAGCGGCCCAGTAATCGCAGTTGACGCTTCTTGGATCGCGTCTTTCATGCCCCCGAAGTTAGATTGATAGAGCGTACCCAACCCCACAACCGCGCCCACGATCAATGTTAACGGGCTGATGAGGGATGTCAGTCCCCAGATCAGAGGCCCTACGGCGGCGGCTGCCGCCGCGAACGCGACGGCGCTGCTTAGTACCGGAGCAGGAAGTCTTGTAACACTAAGAGCCAGTTCCCGGATGACGTTCAGGAATGGAAAGAGGTGCGGCATGATCTTATCACCGATGACAATAGCCGCTGACCGCAATGCAGAGGTGGTCAGATCAACTTGAGCAGCGAAAGATTTCATCTGCTCTTCATGCGCTACCATCGTAGCGCCTTCAACCGCCTCATTAAACTCGTCAACTGAGGCGGTATAAGCATCAATATTGTTGATGAATGTGCGTGCAGCCCTGGCAGCGCGGACTTCGTTAAACGCTTCCGCCAATGCTTCGGGGGTGTCTCCAAGCGCATCGTTCACAGCTAACAAAGCGTTTCTGAGATCACCATTATGGATTTGTAAAAGCTCTCGACCAGATGCAACACCCAATACTTGAAAAGCCTCACTCATCTTTTCAGTGGGTTTAAGTAATTTCCGCATCACTCCTGCAAGGTTTGTAGCCGAACGACTCGCTCCTGATCCTTGTTGAGTTAAAAAGGCCCAGTGTGCTCCAAGCTGGTTAACTTCAACGCCTAGCGCGACCGCATCGGGAATAACCAGTCCAATCGCACTGGCAAACTCTCCCATTTCTCCTACGCCAACCTGTACAGTGCGCGTCAGCATATCGCTGGCTTCCGCCGCAGTAATATTCTCGCGTCCATACGCCAAAATTAGGGCGGTTAATGCCTCGGTCGTTGTATTAAGGTCAGCCAGCCCCGCTTCAGCCGTGAACGCTGATTGTTCCATCAAAGCAAGGGCTTCAGAGGTGACATTAATGCCGGAAGAGAATACAGTGTATAAAGATTCTGCTGCGGCTTGGGGGCCGGAACGTATTTGTGCGCCGAAGTTGAGGACTTGGTTGGAAAGATCGGCGAATTCCGAGTTGGTCATTTGCTGGATGGAACGCACATTCGCCATAGCTGCGTCGAACTGGGATGCAAAATTAACCGCTGCTGTTCCAGCGGCTACAAGCGGCACTGTAAGACCGAATGTGAGGTTACGACCGATACGAGAGAGGCCACTGAGTTTGTCAGACAGCAGCCCTACGTCACCTCGAACCTCTCGCATGGAGCGGCGGAAGTTGGTGATGTCCGCACCAACTACCGCCTCAAGATATGCTATCCGCTGTGTGGGCAATTAACGTTTCCCCCGTTTGCGCCCGCGCCGTTTGGCTGCCAACTGCTGAGAGGCAGCATTACGTTTCTTCGCCTTATTTTCGGCTTTGGTTTTGCCCGCGTCATACGAGAGCATGTCTCCCAAATCCTGCACGTTCGTGTTGTCGATTTCTTCCAGTGTATGTCCTGCCCAGAAGAGTTGCCCACGAATGAGCCTGTAGGCGATGTCATCAGGTGGGCTTTGACCGAGTAGCAGACTTCGGTAAGCCCACTGCGCTAGTTTCCCTCAGAGAACGCATCCTGGATTGCTCGATTGATCGCACCGAAGATTTGAAGGGTCTGTAAGAAATTGACTTCCGCGATACCATCTTCAGAAACCTCAGCCTCAAACGGCCACGCTGTAACAACTTGAAGAATGTACGGAACACACTCCTCAAACATTTCAGAACTAGCCGAGACTTGATAAGCCTGATAATCTGAGCGCATCCAGTTTGAAAGGTTGATGATGAATCCATCATCAACCGAAGCGTTGACTTTGGGACTATTGCGGCGCTTTGCCATGTTATACTCCTATATGCGGGGCCGTCCGAAAACAGCCCCATGTTAGTTAGACAGATACTCCTGTTTCACGCCCGATGACATACAACGATGTCGTAGACAACGCTAAGCCAACGATTGTGGCGAACGCATTAGCCGTAGCCGCGTCCGCAAAAAGCCCTACCTGTCCCTCAGTCGCCCCCTCGCCCAAGTAATAAGACTCACCCGCGCTCAGGCCGCTGACAGTGAGTACACTACCTGGACGGGCATACGTGATCGGCTGGTTAGCCGCGTTCGTTGCGTTAACCGCAACACCCGCCATATCAGCGGTGTTAGCAGCAACGGCATTTGCGATTTCCACAGTGCCATTGGCAAGCTGCCGCACCACAAGTCCAGCCGCGATTGCTTCTGAACATAGGCGGGTCTCGGTGTTGATAAGCCCCCCTGTAGGGGTAAGCGTGTTTGGTAAAGCTGCAAAAGCCATATTAACCCCCTATCAAGGAACTGTACTGCCAATTTCATCAATCATGGCTCCCTGACGCTCACCACTGATGTCAATTTCCAGCACGCCGTCGAACGGGAAGTCCTCGGAATACTGAGTTAAGACACAGTTAAAGCTGAATGTCGGCAACCCTGTTGTTTTACCTTCAGGATATACACTCAACTTACCTGTCGCTCCCGGCAAAATGTCGGCAGCATAGGTTTGGTTCGCGTCGAAGAACATGATAGAGAAGTCAGCAGCTTCGATTGTAGTTTTCGGAAACCGAGTCGTCTCATTTCCCGCCGTCACATCGACAGTATCAAACTGACGATTAAAACTGAACGTAGTAAAGTCGGACGTAAGAATCTTTTCGTCCACACCGGGCGTTCCGCCTGTCGGCAAAAACTCTACGACTATGTTGGTTCCGATTAATCGGTCTGTCGGAGCCATTATTACCCCCTATAAGCTATTTCCACGAGTTCGATAAAACCCACCAATTTCCCAGAACTCGGCTCCCTGTAACAGGAGCTTGTCAGAGTATTCGCCTGTGCTTCGGCAGGTTGCAAAATCACTAAAGTTGTCTGGATATGTTAGCGTCTGCTCTCGCAACGCCTCGTCAATATAGTTCGCGTAGGCCATTGCTGTCGCAGAATCCTCGGCAACAGCAGCGACCCGCCAAAAGATGTCGAATTCATCACGCGGAGAACGGTTTGTAAAGCCGCCCTGAATATGCACCATACGCACATAGGGCATAGAATCCAACCCGCGTGCTGCTTCCAAGAACACGCGGTGCTCTCCCTGCTTATTCAAAAGAAGACTACCCAATATCTCGTGCCCAGTTACCGCTGTACGGATACCGGATGCGGCTATAGATAAAGCTCTGTTCACTTGAACACCGTCTTAGCTACCAGACCAGGAAAACGTTCCTTTGCCCGGTCTACAGCAGGCCCCAAAAATGGGCGGTTTAATCCGGCTTTAAGTTCTAGCGCCGCTGCATAAGGGGCGCGCACTTCGATCAGACGATAGTATTTGAGTTGTCCGCGAGCGATAAAACGGCCCAGAATGTCCCGTTTACTAACGGTGTTTTTCAAGCTACGGTCAAGTGTGCCTGTCACAATAGCAGGCGGCTCACCACGTACCGAAGGGCTAATAGGCGACCAGTTAGATCGCACATCTCGAATGATCGAGTCAGCGATCTCTTCCAACGAGCTTGTGATCCGCATAGGCATCAACCCCTCAAGTCTGTCTAGTTTAGACCAGTCTTCCTTGAAACGTACTCGTATCATCCGCTTGCCGCCCCCGTGCCCTTTCGCACTTCAGAGATCAGATAACCTTTCGTAGTTTTGAACCCCTCATCATCCATGAATTTGCGAAACTCGTACTCATGGTCATTGAAGATGATTGTGTGGTCGTGATTAGGCCCCTCAGCATCCCAGGGAAGATAAAGTTCATATTCCGAAATTACTGTCTCTTGCATGAATATATCACCCTGCCGATAGTGTCGTGAGGCTTCCAGACGACAGGGGATGTCAATGCTGCCACGATAAGAAAGGGGCGCATTCTGTGTTGACCCGCCCTCAGTACCGTCCGGGTTCACTGTGCGTCCAGGAACGAAGATGCGGCACGTATCCGGTAACAGCTTGTCTACGATTCTAGTACGTATGTGGTTGAACGCTTTCTCAGATGCGATGATACGACCCATTAAACGTAACCTGTTCTCCGCACCGGGCTAGAGACCAACCCCAGCTTATTTTGGTATTGACGATACATATCCAAACAATGCTGCTACTCCTGGTCTTCGTCCAGCGTATGAGCGGGGGTTTTCCACTTTATGAGTTCTGCACGCACACTGGCCTTTCTAAGCCAGCCTGCGGCAGCGGACTCGTTCATATTGAACCCCCGCCCGCGCAGAAAGTATTGTGTTCCAGTCGTATCAACAGCAAACTCGATCAAACGTCGAGTCCGATCATAGGTAAATGAAGGAGCGGTATTCCCCAGGTTGTCAACCACCACGACCGCCGCGCCCTCTTCTATCCAGCGCGGAACGATGTCGGGGATGTAGTAGCGGACATACGTTAGTGTGCCCGCTACATGGAACGGAGTCGACTCCAGCAAGACATCTATAATGTCGTGACTGGTGTCATCAAGGATGATCTGCACTTGTTCGTCAGTCCAGTACATCACCCCATTAACGTTGACGTTCTGCTGGTTCGCGTCCATCAGAAGCCGAAGCTCTCTGATAGCGTTTACCATCCCGGCTCTAGCCGCCATCAATTACCCCTTATTTACGAGAATGGAGCAGTGCTGTCAGCCAGCAATTGGACGCCACGCTCCGGTCGCCAGCCACCTTCAGCATAGACCATTGTAGCGTTCAATTCTGTCCAACGTTGCGACGGATCGCGGTCTGGTTCGATACGTAACCCGCGCCGCATATCAAGGGCCTGAGCATCACGACCAAACACACCCGCCGTCGAAGACGCCGAGCCTTGTGTAGTAGTGGTGACAGCGGGCGTACCGCCAGTCAAGCCCCCACCATCAATCGTCATTTCAGGAACATTGCGACCCGCGTACTGCCCAGCAAACGTCGCAATCCAGGGTTCAGTCGCGCTAGCAACTGTGACATCCCCTACATTAATATTCGAGAGAGCTTCCAAAGCGGTCTGAATGACCGTGTTTGCCGCGTCGAAGGCGATAGCTCCGGTTGTCTGCCCGTTGAAGGTCAGAGTAAACGTACCCGCCGAAGAACCCGCAGTTGTGATCGACTGTACCTCATTGATGACCGTGCGGGCCAACAGCGAAGAAACGATAATACGCAGATCAGCATACTGCGTGACGTAGTAATTGCGGACAGCGGTATTACGAATGTCCAGCGGAGCGGGCGTAGCCAGCGCCGTGAAATCCGAGAAGATGTCCAAATACTGGTATGTGTGGATGACCGCTGTATACGGGCCAGGAACAGCGTTTGCTTCCAGAAGCGCACGCGCTTCCATTAAAGCCCCCGTGCTCATGTCCGTTGTAGCCAGCCCTTGAGTCAGCTCAAAACTCGTGAAGCGGGCCAACAGGTCGGTCTCCAACTGTTTACCAATCGTGTAGCCGATGTCCAGGGCAGCGTCAGCCATCACGTCTTCGAGGTCAGATTCGACGCGTCGATCAGTGATAATAAACTGCTTACCAATTTCTTTCGGCGTCAGTGTGCTGCGCAAATCACGATCAAACGGCACTGTAGTCAGATCAGCCGTTTCAGCGAGATTATCCTCAACACCAGTCTCAATGTACAACGTATTTTTACGCGGCACAAAACCTGTCTGGTCTGTAAACGTCCGTACAACGGACGGCATTACAAAAGCGTGTTGAGCATAAAAGAGCGCAGCTTCCCAGATGTCTGGTAAGACATCCGAGATAAGTGCAAAAGTGCTCTCGTTAGCCATTGATTTTTACCTTAATTAGTTACTGCACCGCCGCCCTTATTCCGTTGTAGGCTAGCGTCAAAAACGCTTACCGCGCCTTCACCCAGCATACGTTCTTTGAGCCGTGCGCCAATGGTATCCTTGTTAGGAATACCAGGATTTCCCGGCGAAGTTGCCGGATCGGGTAGACTCGTAGCCAAAAGCTGCGACAATGCCTGAGCCTGCTCAGTCATTTCATCAGCCGTCTCCCCCTGTACGAAGGCGGCGGCTTCTGCGGGCAGTTGGGCTGTAGCCAGTACGCCGTCACGTATCTGAGACTGGGCCGCCCGCAATTGCAGGGTGGTCAGATCAGTTACGACCTTTTCAAGCGCGGTAAAACGGGCCAGAAACGGTGCATCCTTTTTGTCAGTTTCAGCAGCCGGGGTCGTCCCTGGCTCCTGGTCTTCCTCAGCAGGCGGCGTATCAGTGTCTCCGACACTATCACGCAACGCTTTGAGGTCATGACGCCGGGTAATGCTCTCGCTCAAAACATTTTTGAACGTGGCTGTTCCCTTGATGACATCTTGTGGGATTGTATTCACATCTACCGTTGCCCAGTCGATTTCCTGGGGAGCGGGTGGCGTGGTACTATCGTTGTCCGTAGCGGCCTGCGCTTGCAGGTCGGCGGACGTTACACTTGCTGTCCTCGGTGCGTCATTTCGTGTCCGTTCAACAATCGCATCTTGTCCCACCTGGGACGTGGTTTCTTTGGGTGTCTCACCCGTAACAACTCTCATAACAACTCTCCTAGAGTCTAAAGCGCCGAACCGTCGCTCGGCGCAAAAGAAATATTTTCACGTCGCCGCTCCGCGAGGGTTTCCACCCGTAGGTTGACCATCGTAGGCCCGGTGTGCGGATTCTGGCACGCTTAATATTATTATACCACAGCTTTACTTAATTGCAAGTGGTAATATTACACGTCACTGTCTACTGATGGGTCTGTCGGCTCTGGCAACGCGGTCTCCTGTTCGTTCTGGAAGATTTCAAGTTCTGCTTCGGCCTGCATTTTGTTGAGTTCGTCGGCCCAATGGTAGCCTCGTTTTGTGCTCAAGGTTTCACGGCTAACAATGTTCATACTGTGCTCAAGTGCGGCGACGTTGACACGTTCAGTGTCATCGGTCGGCAACGGATCAGCGTGCATAACTTCCGGCACTATGGTGGCTCCTCGTCCTGCAATTGCGCTCATACGATTGCTGATCTGCTGTAACCCATTCCCATGCACGAATCGGAGCAGATTGTTCTTAGAAAGCATGTCCAGAAAGACGGTACGAACCCCCGCATTAGTGACCCGCTGGAAATCCTTAACCTCGCCTCGTAGGATGACTGTACGCACGGTATTCAGGTACGAGTCAAAAAAGAATTGCAGCAATTCATGGGACGCTTTGAGATCGGACTTCATCTCAAGGTTTGCAATCTTAGCTTCGGGGTTCTCAGTAGACCACAGATCACCGATGGCCGTCTCTTGGATGTCATCGGGTGCTACTCCCGTAGCGATGGTCTTTGGGGCAGCGAAATGCCGCACAATGCGGGCAAGTTCTGAGGCTACCAGATTGATCTTCTCCTGTAACTTCCGATCCCCTTCAGCGAGACCGTAAAAATCTCCTGGATTAATGAGGTGCTGCCACTCTACAACCGGCCCACCAGGAAACGGCCAGTCATCTAGTGCCACAAAGCGCCATCCCGTACCGGGGACGCGCATCCATTCATGCTCTTGCCACACTTGCTGTTCAGGAAACCAGATCGTATCTAGCAAGTGCTCCTCTTTACGATGGCCTGTCCAACGTAGCGTGTGCCATAACACGCTATCCATATCGTCTGCCTGCCAATACGTCACCATCTGAGTCGGGTTGAGATTGATAAGCTGGGGGAATTGATGCGGTTGGTTACTAGAGGGGCGACGAATACGCACATAAGCGTGTCCTGATAGCCCCGCATTCAGGGCCAGTTTATGTAGAAAAGCCAGCCCCCCGTTGGCATCCCAGGCTTGTCGCAACCACCTCTCATCTTCAGTTTCCGAAGTTGTGTTAGTGTCCAATTCAAACGTCGGAACTGCTGGAAACAAAAAGGACACCATGCGATCAAGCGCCATACGGGTAATGTTGATAATGGTGTTATCATCCGGTTCACCTGTCGGGGTATCTAATTGTGCGGGCTGGTCGCCCAGATAAAACTTCAGGTTCTTCTCATACGCCTGTTGACGTTCTCGGATTTCGCGTGCCTCATCATTCAACAGGCTCAATCGTTGATTGTCGTTAGGGTTGAGATATTGTTTTGCTGCTGGCATATCTATCTCCTAACTGTAAAATGGGTTTTTGGAGCGTGCGAACGCTTTAGTATGGCGGTATCTAATCTCCTGATTTACTAAAAGCAACGCCACCACAGTGTCATCATGGCTGTCTTTACCAGTGGGGGCGCGGTATGTAATGTTGGTTCCTCCGGCAGTCGTGACACGCTTGTAGGCATCTAATTCTCCAAATTGTACCGCACCAACCCCCGTACCTTTATCTAACAATTTGATACGCTCGTGCTCAATATTGGCGGCGAGGCGGTCAACAAGGAGTCGTTTCTTCAGATTAGTCATGTAAAAGGGCTTGATGATCCCCGGAAACTCTGCTTTTAGTGTCTCAGTATTGGGCAGCCCGAAGGAATTGCTCTCTATGTGCGCCCTGACAGGCCGCCACTTTTCAATCAAGCTCCGAATACGCGCTCTTTGGCTTTGAAAATCAATATCAGTGAACCGTACCAAATCAACTTGGTAGCCCCGCGTAAGATCAAGTATAGCAATTGCGGTAAAATCATTTACCCTCCCAAAATCTACACCAAAAGCGTACACATGGTCTTCTAATACAGGACTTTTCGGCAGAATACAAACCGCGTCCAGTCCGTAGAATACGCCCCCCGCACTTTCGGTGAACAACGCCAAGACCTCCTGGTTAAACTGTTCTTTAGTCAGTTCTTCTTTGGCGTCTGCAACCTCTTCTTTTGTTATCAAAGGGCTAGCACTAGAAGGGAACTGCCATGACTTCCACCCCTTTTTACCTTCAGCCTCGCGTGACCACATTCTAAAGAACCAGTTAGCGCGGCCTTTTGGGGTTGAGATAAACAGCGCCTCACCTTCCCGCTCCATAAGCATGGGCCGCACAACTTCCGGCCACACCAACGGGTGCATGAAAGCGGCTTCATCGAGCACGGCGAAGTCTAATCCCATGCTTCGCAGGTTATCGTAGCGTTCAGCGGATTTGAAAGCTATTGACCCGCCTCCGGCAAACTCCATGATCTTCTGCTGCTCATTCTTATATGTGTACAAATGCCCAACAGCACGCTTAAGTTTGCGCCAGTTCTCGTTGAGATTACCGAACGTTGGAGCTAGAAACCACACATCCTGGTTTTTATTGATGGAGCGGTCTGCGCTTTCTGACAAGGCAAACTGTGATTTACCTGCACGGCGGCCCGCCGCTAACACCTTGAAACGGGCAGGGTCGTCTGCAACCTCTTGCTGATAAGGGTAATACGGCGGCAGTTTAATCCCCATCATCTATCCGTTTCGGCCCACTATTGAAGTCTAACATGTAAGAAGCTTCTCTGGACATGTCCTCATCGTCCTCAGTATACGTTGACGCCATTCGAGCCGCACGACGGGCGAGCTTGTCCATAGTATCTCGCGCAGCCACCAGTCGCCGCATCCCATTTGTGAGGTCATCAACTGCCGCCTCACTATTTTTGGTGGCTGTAGCTAGTCGTTCCAGCATTTGCAACCAGAGCACGCGCATGGAGTTGTAGTCATGAACTTCGTCCTGTACAACATTTGCCTGGAACGCGACCACTGCCGCGTCCAGTTGCTCCAACATTTGACCCTGTATATAAGAGTCGTATAAAGCCGCCCTCCCAACCCACCCATATTTTGTCCCCCAGTCCTTCATTTGTTGAATGTTGACTTTTAATGTCGCGGCTACTTCGCGGTAGCTACACTCCATGCCCCCCTGCAAATACAGCCGAAAGGCACGAAACGCCTTAGTTGTCTCCTTTGGCTGCCTGTCCCAGGGCATCGGCAAGCTTACGTTTTGTGCGACCATGAAAACTCCATCTCATTATCTGGGCTGCGTGCTTTCGTTTCAGAGCGATGTGATCGTGTACAATCTCATCGAACGCGGCCTCGGCTGTCGGGTCATCCCCTCGTTTGCCTGTAATCGTCCAGGTCTCCAAATTGCGTTCGGCCCAGAACGGGATACTGGTTATAAGAACATTTTCTACGTCTGCACCCTCAAGTGTAGCCATCCAATTAAAACCTCGTCCAGAATCGCGGTAGTTATAGTCACAACCTGCTTCAATTCCCCTGTCACTGTCGGATCGATTAAAGCCCAGACCCGGTTTGAGTCAAATGCCTCAGCCGAGATCGTAATATTTGGGATCGTTGACCATACTGCCGAAGCGACCGTATCAGATTCTTGTAGTTCCTCAACTAGATCAAAGCCCAGGCGCAGCTTCTCACCCAAAATCATATCATGGGGGCCACTCTCGATAACATGTTCACTCATTTCATTTTCTCCTTACGTCCTGGTATCCAATGACGCCCCCCACGCACGGTTGCTTTGTGGAACCTGTCCCGGCCTATAACATGCTTGAACTCAACACCTGCGGACGTTAAAGTAGCTGGGGGGATCACCACAGCAACCGCAACTAACGCCCCCTCTCCGGCCAGCGTTGCGGCATATTCTAGTGTCAGATTGTAGTCAACTACCACTGTCCCAACGCCGCTCAGGATCGCCGCTACCTCAAACGTAATGTCATACGCGGCGGTGAGCGCCCCTGTCCCAGCCAATGCAGCGATGCGGTCGTGTATAACATCTGGTAAAGCTGCCGTCGTGCCTCTGCCTGTTAATACCGCAGCGCGTTCATATATTACATCATGAACAGCGACAAGCGCCCCATTGCCAGCCATTACCGCACTGCGATCTGTGACAATGACTACATCATACGCAGCGGAAAGGCTACCGCCACCTGCGAGGGACACAACCCGTTCTAGGATTAGGTCATAAGGGGCGGTTAATGCCCCGCTGCCGCCTAAGACCGCCGACACATCGAAAATAACGTCCGGCGCGGCGCTGAGAGTTCCCCCGCCCGAAAGCGTAGCCGCGTTGTCGAAAATTATGTCAGGGGTGCTATCCAATGCCCCTTGCCCGGCCAACGTTGCGCTACGCTCATGCAGCACATCATAAGCCGCGTTGAGCGAGCCGCCGCCAGCCAGCAACGCGCTCCGGTCGGTCACAACGACAATTTCATAGGTAGCGGATAGACTGCCGCTGCCTGTTAATGCACCGACGCGCTCGATCAGTACATCAGCAATGCTGTCAGTAGCACCCGTTCCAACGAGCACAACCGTCCGGTCGAAGATGATGTCCGGGCTGGCCGCCAGGTTGCTGCCCCCGGCTAACGTTGCGGCGTGCTCATGTAGCAGGTCGGCTATTGCCGTGATTGCGCCCTGGCCGCCGAGTGTGGCGTCACTATCTTGAACAATATCGTAGCTGGCGGTTAATGCGCCGCTGCCCGCAAGGATGCCGGATGCTTCAAATGTAACGTCAGGCTGCGCGCTGAGAGTTCCCCCGCCTGCGAGGGTAACAACAACATCAACGATTAAATCGGCGTTCGCAACCATAAAACCCGCGCCGCCAAGCGTGGCGACACGATCAATAATTATGGGAGGGGCCTGGATCAGTGCCCTATGTAATTTGCGGAATAAGTACAGCCGCGTATCAGGGGGGCGTCTAAATACCCAGCCACGAAACATAATAGCTAGCTAGTCGCCTCGACTGGAAACTGCATCTGTACTTGACGTATCCAGGCAGCGGGCGATTCTAAACCGTCCAGTGCCCCCTCACCAAGCTCAGTAATACGTGCAACCAATTCCGCTACCGCTTCAGTGCGGCTCCTGCCCCAAACACGCGGACTGTCTTCCCAGCCCATCACGGTTGCAGTAAACGAATCATGGTCAGCGCGAACGACTAGAAAAAACAGATCATATTCGGACATAAATTTACCCACCAATCTCTGTAATAACGCCTGTGATCGTCACAGCGGGGGTTCCCGCAGCGGCGGCAGGCGTCTTAATAACAAGAACACCAGACGGACTAAGTACGATTGTTCCGGTAGGTGTTGGAAAATCACGCCAACCATTCAGCACGTTTTCCCACAGTTCCCAGAGCAATGTCAGGGTTGTAGCCTCAGTGCTGTTCTGGCGTAGGATAGTGCCCCCAAATGCGGGGTCTCCGACTTCGACGGGCCGGGCAGTGACGGTTGTGCCGCCACTACCCGCAGTCGTGGCTCGCTGAAGGTTGACGCGAAGCTGTTCCGAAGTCTCCTGGTCGGTAGTAATTCGTAAATCTTCGATAATCACTACAGCGTCCGAGGGGGCCAGTATTTGTAAAATCTCATCCGCACCTGCGGGAAGCGAGAACGACCCGGATGCGAACCTATACGATCTTCCTATGGTCATAGTTACATCCTGTAATGCGGTAAATTTCTGACTGAGGATAAAGTGGGTACAGGCGGGAATGGTTCGGGCGCAGCCGCCGCCCAAGGGCCGCCCGCGTCGCTGCTGCTGTCGGTGCGGATTGTCAGCGTCTCTGCTGCGTGCATGTGTGTATTGTTCGATGTAATATGAATTTGGAAGCGATCGTCAACTGAACCCGACGCCGGATTCCAACTGTTGTTGCTTGCGGCATGAACGCCCGTGCCTGAAAATGGCGTTTGGTCATCTAGAGCAGAGTCTTGTAAGGTGCAAGATGAATTAACGCGGGCGAACCCGTCTGCGTTAACCCCAAAAAACAAATCTCCGCCCGCTTCAACGATGTTCATGTTGCAAAACCAGGGATCGCCCACAGAGGCCACAGGCCAGTCTGAAACACCAGGGACGCCGGATAGGGATGTGAATGCAAACACCGATTCATTTGCTTCCGCAGCGACACTGGCGGCCAAATCCTGGCTGGTCTGACCGCTTTCATCCAGCTTGCGAAAGAAGTCAGCGCCGGGGTCACAATCGCTATTTGATGTATCTGGCGCATTGAGCAGGAAGGTCACGGTCTGCGCACTAAAGCGCATAAATACGCCTTCAAGCCACGCGTCGCGATTATCTTTTGGGAAGGCGTCTAACTCTTTGACCAGCGCATTATCAGCCCAACTACCATGTCGAATCAACGCCTCACGCGGTTTGACAAACTCGTTAAATGGCCTTATCTCGCAAGGGCCGCCCGTCGTTTGAACACCCGCCTCCGGCAAGCGCGCCAGATAATCGGCCCCCCCAAAAATTGCGCAGCCCTGGCGCGTGTTGCCAAAACTGCCGTCAAATACATCGAACTCCCAAACCTTGCCCCACACCTCACCCGGCGCGTAATCATCGGGATCATCATTCCAATGGTAAGCTGTGATGCGCCGGGTTATGGGGTCAAATTCGATGGCATAATGATCGGCGCGCATGACCACGCCCTGGATATTCATGCCATAAACCCAGCCCTCACCGGTGTCGATCAATTCGCCGCCAACAGGTTCAGCCAATTTGGGCAAGAACTCCCAGTCGGAGGCATTAACATTTTCCCAGCTTTTTGCCGGGCGCGTTGTCCAGTGTATACCAACATGTGTCATGTGAAACGCTAACTCATTTGTTGGGTAATTTGGTTCACGTCGAAGCGCAGCGTATTACCATCGGCAACCGTCACCGGGGTAATCGGCACAGCAGACAGCATGTTAGTCGTGGCATCGAAAATTGCCATCGTTGAAATCTCGCCGCCACCCAGGTCGCCGCCCGACGCCGTAAACGTCACTGCGGCGCTGTTTTGCACCTGCCGCCTATCGCCCGATGTCGTCGGCGCAGCGAACGTCACCGACTGCTGCGCATAACCGTTGCCGCTGGCTTCAGTTTGTCCAGTTTTATCCTCGGCCAGGAAGTCGTGCCAACTATGCGTACCCGTACCGTCGTCGGTGAAAGTCTCGGCAGCGCCGCCGTGTGTCAGGCTTACCTGGAAGTCATTAGCATTTGAATTGATGACATAATAGCGCGTCGCCGCCAACAATCCAGCAGGCAGCGCGCCACCTGAATTGGAAAGCGTGATAACAGCGTCATTCGCCAGCCCGTGCGCGGTGTCATCAATCTGGTCAGCAGCAAACGTTGTTGTAAACACGTTACCCGCAGGCTGCAAGAATAACGCGACTTCGGGCGCTACCGCCGACGCTGCGGAATTACGGAAAAAGTGATTGAGAATTTCGTCTTCGAGAAAGTTTGATAAAGCAAACTCGGCCATTTATCGCTCCTGTTATATAAAGTGTTAACCACCAGTTAATTTCTGGGGTCTACTACAAAGTAGTAGTTTCGCTAATACAATTATACCACAAAAAACCCCGCCGTCAAGGGCGGGGCTGGAAGAGAGGGATCGGCGCGGGCACTCTAAAGATAATTATACCGCTTCCTACGCCGTTGTTATTGTAATGTGTCCGCGTTTGCGCGGCGTAACACTTCCTGCCACTGCTTGTCACTTGGTATCATGCGACCCCGCTTAAGCGCACCAACATCTTTGGAGAACGACATAAACTGATCGAGAATTCCATCCTGGTCGCCGCCAACCCAAACCCGTTCAGCACGGTTGTAGTAGTAGAAATTGCCTCGGACAACCGTAATCTTACTACGAGCACCCCGATAGACGATAGCAATGACACCGTGAGGGTAAGCATCCTCTGGGACACCTTGAGAACTGGTAAACTCGGTATACCCCGCACGGGCCTCTTCACGGGGATCATAGTAGATACGCCATTGCAAGCTCATTTTTTAGCCTTTGATTTATGGACGGGTGTTGGTTCCACAGCCGGAGGTTCTGGCTCTTCAACATGAACAATGGGGTCTACATAGTCAGCAGGCATTTGGAACGTGCGTTCAACAAGAAAGTCCGCCTCGTCAATCTGCGTCTCTTCGACCAGGGGCGGTACAGCCGCCTTATGCGGCCATCCTGGGGGCGGTTCACCATACCAAACCATATGGTTACACGGTATAGCAAGTGTCTGTGTGAGGCTCTCACTATATTGCAGGCGCTCAACTTCAACCCCGCATTCGGGGCATGTGGTTACTTTACCCGCGAAGAACTCGGCAATACTCATTAGAAACCTTTCTGATAGGTATTCGGACAGTGCTTCTCTGTACATATTATACCACGTTCTTACTGTAGATCAACCCCTCCGCTTACAATCGGCTGCACAACTTCCCATATAACCTCGCCGATTTCCGAAACGGGGCGTGTCCCATCCAAAACAAGGGCTTGGTCGGTTCCATAAGGGTTAGGACGCCCCAACATAACAAGATAGCCGTTGCGGACGCGGGTATAGAAGTCGTTGGTCTCCCAATCACGCGGGTTTGTGATAGCGTTCCTGCGAACTGCTGCGGCTCGCCGTATTATTAACTCCCGGATTCCGATGTCCAGGTAGATTGTCAGACGCGGAATGACTCCATACGAAGAGATACGGCACAGCGTTTCGACCGTGTTTAGATCGAGACCATTTCCATAATGCTGGTATGCGAGGGTGCTGTGAGTGTAACGATCTGAGACAACTATCTTACCGCTTTTCAAGCTCGGTAAAATGACGTTCTTGGTGACATCTGCACGGGCGGCCCCAAACATCATACAGTTCGAGACCGCATTCACGTCCTCGGACTTGTCGTGCATGATACAATCCCGCACCCGTTCGGCATAAGGTGTGCCCCCAGGCTCTCGAACAGCGCGCACAGAAAAACCCTGCTCCCGCAGTTTTGAAATAAGCATGATTCTTTGAAGAGACTTTCCAGAGAAATCAAGCCCTTCAAACGTGATAAGCGGGGGCGTGTACATTTGTTGGGGGTGTAGGGGTAAAGACCCGTAGGCATATGCCGTACTAGTTTCTACAGTGACCATCAGTTTAGATACTCCGTATGGCCGGGCGGTTTAGTCATACCTTCCGTTAGGGGACGTGCTTGCAGGATGGTGTGCAGTAACATATGCTCCTCTTGCAAGTATTCAAGACGTAAAAGCGTGCCTAAACAACGCACTTGCCATAGCGTCTCTCCAAACTTGGTTTCCATATCAGAGATCGCGTGGTTGAGCCATATATCCAGCACGTCCCAAACCGCGCCGCGAGTCTTAAAATGTTTAGCGCCGCCCACATCCAGCGGGTCTAGGAGTGTGGTCGGGTCATTATGACCCGTTTCTGGGGCCTCCTTATCCATAAAACCCCCTCCCCATAAGAAGACGTATCCAGAATCGTCAGTGTCCAGCAACGGCTCGAAGAACTCAATTGCCAAATGATACCCTTTCTCTGGTTCAACGCAAAGCTGGGTATACACTAAGATAGTCAAACGCGACTCAACATGGGTAATTAGAGCCTCGACCCGACAACGACCATCATTCGGTGTGTACTGGCTGAACCCATCACCCACGACAGCTTTGACGATCCGCTGCGCTCGTAGAGCGAGTCTATCTGGATAGTCCGGCTCATACAGATCAAGCGTTACGTCACCCATTAGGCCTCCAAGTGTGTTAGATTAGTGGGCGCGTTAGGGGCTTCAAATGTCCGGTTAAGCTGTGGATAAGCCTTTTCTAAGTCATCTAAGACCGTGTTAGTGCCCATAATCACGAATGTGTATGTTCGTATCTGGTTGGTTGCGCCGTACCGCGAAGAAAATAACGCTCCCAACGTGTAAGCTTTGATGCGAAGCTCCTTAAAGAGCCGCATCCCGGCTACATTTGGCGTGTCTCCATCGAGGGTGACTACGAATTCATAACTACGTCACTGGCGGGACACTAAGCATCTCCTCAACTTGTTTGATGGTTGGAAGCTGGGCGGCGACGATGCAGGTACTTACAAGCTCCACAAACGCGTTGAATTCTGCTTCAGTTAGACTAGCCACCTCATCAGGTGACACCAACGCCCCAGCACAAATTGCAGGCGCTAGTTTCATGTGACAAAGACTTTTCTCCGCAAAGACGCCGGGGCCAAAAATACTGGCGCATTGAATGAATACCGCATTGGCGGCGGTGAGAGTCGAATTTTGGACGGCCATATTGATGAACCGTTCCCAATTAATGTTCTCGATGTCTTCCTGAGTATCAGGAATTTCTGGGGGGAAGGGGGCTGCTTGTGTAGTAAAGACAATCAATACCATCGCTGCCCCTACCACCAACAACCATAAAAAAAAGGCTGTAACACGTTTCATGGGCTTTCCTCCGTTCTGTGGCATCATTACCACCTATCATCGTATTCGTAGGGGCTATAATCTTCCGCATCCCCCTCTTCGTCTTCCTCGTCATCGTCCGCAGGCCCGAACCAATCGAGCATCCATTTTTTAAGCGGGCCGGGGAGCGGGGGCGGAGGATGTAGGCGACGTTCCAGCGCAAAAAGACTTAGCACAATCTCTATCTTAACAGTTCCATCCATAGACCGCATAGGGGCCACATCAAGACCGTATGGCGCGGCTTCCGTGTGGATATTGAGATGTCCAGCCCCTTCAAAAACCTCTTCAAGTGCTGCCAGGACTTGTTTCCTTATATATTCCTGTGTGACAGCACCTTTTATAGGGGCAGGTTCCGCATTAAGCTGCTCGTTGTTCAATTCTTGCGCTCCAAATTGTCTGAGTGCTGTTTCATACCTGTTTCGTATTCCACAGCGTCCAGCACCATATCAGAAAGCGCGTCCTGATCTTCCGTCCACTCGGTGCGACCCCTAGCTTGTTCTTCGTTGCCGTTGTAGAGTGTCCAACAGCCCCTATAAGCAGGCGTAAACCCTGTGATTCCTTCAAGAACCCATTCAATCCGCATATTACTACCTCAACCCTTTCTACAGCGGCCCTAAACCCTCAATAGTGCGCCCAGCGTCACAAAATGTACGTCCACACTCTGCACATACCCCAAAAGCCGTGTCTACAAGCTCGACTCCGCCTAAACCAGAGGGGTGTTCGTTGATGCGCCCTAAATGGCGCTCCTCAAACTCTGGAAGACAGTTGTGACACACTGTATATGCAACAACATCCGGTAACAATGGAAGCGGGCCAGTACCATACACCCAAAAAGCGACCGCAACCACAGGAATTTTGTAAGTCATACCAACTCTCCTCTTCTTAGAGCAGGTAAAAATATTTCTATGGAGCCGGAGGGATTTGCACCCTCGTCTAAGAAGAGCCGCACACGGCTTTACCCCTTATCGACACTAGAGCGGCCCCGCGTATTAAACCACGCATATATAGCCGCTAGCCGAAGCCCACGCTCAAAATACAGCACCAGCGATCCAATCCGCACCATTAGAAAAATTGTTGCTGCTATGGGAATGATAAACCCCCAAAATAAGGTGAAGAGCACCATTACCCGATAGTCGTTTTCATATTGATGATGAGGCTGTGTCCAGCGTCCGTTTGC